TTTAAATAAGCATCGAATACATCGATCCCATACATTTCTACTAATTCAGTAAATAAATCCTCTGGAGAACCTTCAAATCTAGTCTGTCTACCGTAATGTTGACTAACTAATCTAAAATACCTCCTACGCATAGATGCGTCGTTGGTAGTTTTAGGAAAAGCTAAATGCACATACGATTGTACTTCTGGATCATCAGAGAACTGAGGTACTGCAAAGAAGTCAGAGTATGTATCAGTAGAAATTGAGTTTACCTGAAAGTGTTTCTCTCTGAGCTCTCTTTCAAATATAATCTTTTCTACCAATTGCCGAAAATCAATAACTTCTAAAGTATATAATTCTCCTTTAATCTCTTTAACTACGTGAAATTCCAAGTGGTCCATATTCACAGGACCTTCAAAGGCGCGAGGTTTTCTTCTCCAAATATCATCTCCCGCTGTTTCGGGAGTACAAAATTCCACCTTAACAGTTTGAATCACATCTACATGGAATCTTCGTATTAAAGCTTCTATATTCGTTATACTCTGAACATGAGAAAATGAATGACAATTCGTAGAAGCTACAAAATATTTAGCCTGATAGAATAATTTTCCTTTCTCTTCCAAAGAAGCAGCATTCAAATTATAAGTAAACGGAGCTATAGCATGAATTACATGATTATACTCATTACCTACCATACCAGCGACATCTCTTGTTTGACCAAAATCATCTGCACATTGTACTATTGCTGAAGGTTCATACCCGTCAGCAAAAGTAGCATCAGGAGACTTATAATGTATATACTTATTCTGGTTCTCTTTAAAGGATTCCCTTAGAGAAGCAGATAAATCTCTTTTAGCTAGTATATGAGCTATAGTATTTAAGGTAACAGATTTGAAAACTCCAGGTCCTCCTCTAAGGAGAACACCCGTAGTCTCTACTCTATCACCTCCAGTGTATGTCTTTCTATATGCAGCATAAATTTCCTTAATTTTTGACAAATCTTTGGAAATCAACATGCACCAATTAGAAGTTTCAGACGTGCGAGGTAAGTTTTTAAAAAGCTTATCTCCTGTCCTTACGACATGTTCTAAAGTTATAATATTAGTTTCACATCTGGGAAATTGATTCTGGTTATAAAGATCAGAAACTTCTCGAGCTTCTTCTAACCATCTGTCAACTTCAAAATTATTAGTTTTAAGGAAAGCGAAATGTTTCCACCCTGGAATATGAGATAAACTAGAATTTGCTAATTCTTCTATAACTTTGAGTACACTTTTAATCATTGGTAGAAATCCATTTCTACCTCGAGCATATGTTGTTATAAACATAAAAGTGTCCTTGGTTGTTCTACCAGGATAAACTATGTTCATCAAACCAGAC